TGGCAATCTCGTAGTAGTCTGGGTCTAGCTCGATGCCTACAAAGCTGAATCCTTCGCGTATGGCGGCTTTACCAGTAGAACCTGACCCCATGTAAGGGTCTAGGACAACGCCACCTGTAGGGGTGATGAGGCGACACAGGTATTGCATGAGGGCTGTTGGTTTAACTGTCGGGTGATTGTTGCGGGACAGCTCATTTCGAGGGTTCCCGCTGCCAGTCAGCTTCATTCCTTTATCATCTCTCCACTTCCTAGATTTCTTCTCCTCAAACCCCTCCAGCCCCTCGTCTCGATCCTTCTTGCTTGCCTTGGCGCAGTAGAAGAAGCGACTGGGTGACTTCTCTCCGCTCTCAGGAAACAGCTCCAGCACCTCCTGCTCGCCCGAGTGGATTAGGTTGGCGGGAAAGCGACCTTGGTGTGTTGATTCTGGGCATCCGTTCCATCCTCGACCTTTATCATCTCGATCGTCGCCATTTTTATTGTTTGTCACGCTCTGATCCTTGCCTTTAGCACAGGTTTTAATCGTCTCCGTCCCCACCCGACACCCATCAATATTAATCCCGCCAGTTCCCCATTTCAGCACGTTCTTGGCAATGGTGGACTCTGATAGTGGCTTGCGGCATAGTGTGAAGAACTCACAGCTAACTTTTGGGTCTAGTTGAACCGATGAAGCACTGTCTTGAGCAGAATGTGTTCGGATGTAGTTTAACTTCACCTGAACGCCGCTCAAAAGATTTACCACATCTGAGGCACTCGCAGGTAGTCCACTTGCTTGGGTCTCGCTGACTTGGATGGAATCTTGAAATATGTTCTCCCACTCCACAGACTGTAAGATTCTCAATTCTGTTGTCAGACTTGATTTCATTGATGTGGTGAACGTGCTCGTCAGTGCGTAAATCTCTGCCAAGGTGCTTAGACATGATAACACGATGTTCAAGCTTGTAGTCCCCGTCAACTTTAACTGCAACGTATCCATCCGACCGCACAAACCGCCCGATGTATTGGTGCTCTCGTCGGCAATCCATTGAGCAATACTTGCAGCCGCGCTTAGCTCGCTTTGGCTTGACGCTAAATGGTTTTTGACAGTTGTGACATATGATTGTAACAGGCATAATAATATTTGGTTAATTTCCTCTACTATGCACCAATCGGAACCGCTGTCAAGTGGTTTTTGAGCTAATGTGAAGTATTCAGTGCTCGGCTTGAGCGCTGATCCCCAGCCGTCCCATTGCTTGGCGGCTTCGGTTGCGGGGGCGGTGATGTCGGCGACTCCATTAGTATTATTGCTCAGCTTTACATTTACATCTAAATCCCCCTTGTTTTGTCGGATTTTTCCATCCAGATAGCGATCCCTCTGTCCCACCACCTCACGCTCTGCCCCTGCCGCCTTGTCAATAGCCTTGCTGATATTCAACGACTTAGGGAATCCTGACCCATAAATCCAAGACACCACATCCCGAATCTCAAACCCAGCGTCCTCGATGTTCACAACCATTCGGTGCTGTGTCCGTGTTCCGCAAGCAATCAGCGCATGACCTCCAGGCTTTAGCACTCGCATGGCTTCCTTCCAGACCTCGACGCTTGGTACGTCATAGTCCCACTTCTTAGCCATAAAGCTAATGCCGTAGGGCGGGTCGCTTACGATTGCGTCCACGCTGTTGTCTTCTAGTGTTTTCATCTGCTCAAGGCAGTCTCCGTGTAGTAGGTTTATCATAAGGTATTTATTTACTAAACGTCCTCACTTGTCAAGAACTGAGGACAAAGGTTAAACGCTCCCACGCAGTGATCAACTCTGCGCTCCCTTGTTGCCGCTCGCAAGCTGTTTCAAGGGATAACCGATAGAGCATGCAGCCCCAGAGGATAGAGGGAAAGAAAGATGGAACGCACTCCATAAAGAGCCAACCCCATGAAGTGCGTGGATTGTTAATGCGTCTCCATCGCAGCTCCGATTGAGCGACCTATTACCAAGCGGAACATTCTTGGCTTTTACTACCGTAGTATGCGTAACGAATGGCTATACACGTCAGAGGCAGGGGTGGTCAATGTAAAGAACTTCCCACATTATACACCCATTGTCAAGTCCCTTTAAACCAGCGGATTCAGAGGGGGTTGACACGTAGTTTATCATGGGGGTATGCAAAGTCACAATGGAGAAGCAACACTAAATCGAGACGACAATAAGTATCGCGATAACTGCGATAAGGTCGACTTCACGAAAGGGCAGCGTCAAGGCTACACTGGGCGAGAAGTCGCTAAGAAGGACTTGAAGCCTGGCGTTCGCACTACAATCATCTACGGGAAGAAAAACTGATGCTGTCAGACGACGAAGAAGCATTGCTACGACCTGCGCTGTCGTTCTTGCAGGACAACTTTCCAGAGTTCGCCATAGCTGTGCTATCGAATGACGGGAAGCTGCTGCACTACGACTACTCAAACTGGCGTATAGGACGTATGCTTTTCCGTGACAGCCTAGAGGACATGGGCAATGAGTTTGATATGCAGAACGAAATGGCAGGATGGGACGACTGGGAGGACGATGACGATGAGTAGGACGTATAACATAGTTTGCGACGACTGCAATGAGCACCTGTGGGTGGGTCAAGGCAAGAGAATCTACGGGGGTGACGAAATGAAGGCGTTTACGAAGTTCCTATATAACCACGAAGGACATGCACTGAGATTCCTTGAGTGCCAAGATGTCCCATACGAATCTAAGGATCTAAGCGACTATGAGTGAGGCAGAAGTAAAAGCAACGGTAGAAACCGACGATACACCCTTTGACTTGGGCTATGATCCATTCTGCTATAACAGCAGGGAGGAATATGTGAAGTCCGTGAATGCTCTCGTTGACGCGATCAATGCTAGTGAAGAAATGGAGGACGAAGAAGATGAGTGAAGAACTAGAAATGACAGAGAGCAAAATGGGCGACATATTCGTGGAAGCCGTGAGGCTCGGTCTTACGGATGATCGCAACAGGTTTAAACTTAGGTTGTCTCCAGAATTGATGGTAAGCCTAGATCGCAATACGTACCGATTGTCCGAAATCGGGTATCACTACGGTATGTCAATTGTCCCTGTAATTGCAGATGCTTCGGTGGGATCATACAAAATTGAGAGTTATGAGTGAGGAACTAGCATTAGAAACCAAGAGCTACATTGCCAAGGCACTGAAGAAGGCTCAAGACTCTCACAGTAGCCAAGGGTGGTGTCACCGCAAGCCTAAGCATTGGGCATTGACGGCACAGCACATCATTCAGCAACCGTCCACTGTCACTGAGTTCCGCAAGAAGCACGGCATTACCAAGAACTTCTACTACGACACCAAGGCAGAGCTACTAGCCGACCCAGAGTGCCAAGAGATTCGCAATGCTTGGGGGTCTGAGGTTGCTTCTCTGACATTTGAAGGGCTAGACACTCACCGAATGATTATGAACAAGTTCGGAGATGCCATTGAGTCTGGTGAGATTGAGGTGGATGAGAACGTGGTTTTCAAGTCCGTGAAGGGGCTACAAGGGCTTACAGACATTCATGGCAAGCTGACTGGCAACAATGTTCAGAAGCACATTGTTGAGCATGTACACACCAAGGAGGACTTTGCCGACAAGGAAGCAGAGCTTGAGCGGAAGTACAATGAGATGAAGAAGGCCGAGAAATCAGACCCTAGCATTATTGAGGTAGACTAATGGAATTAGACTTCATAGACCATCCGATAGTCAAGCCGCCTTCCATCGAGAAGCAGCTTGAGATGATTCGCCTAGACAAAGACCTCTACGCAGAGAGTGTAAGGTTGCAGCGTGAGCGAATTGATGCCGCTATCAATGACCCGTTGAACTTCGGTTTTGAGTTCGACTCATGGCCTCTACTGCTTGAGCAGCTTGGCAAGTGGATGGAAGCATTCGCGTTTGGGGGCAACGGAGGAAGCAAATCTGAGGTTGGAGCATGGATTGTAGTTCAGTGCCTAATGAAGAACCCTGGGACTAAGATGTACTGCTTCGCGCAGGATGATGACGCATCTACCCAGATTCAGCAGCGATACGTACACAAGTATCTCCCTCCCAAGTACAGAGAAGACCACAAGACAAAGGGCGGCGGATACGTCAAGTACACAGCAAAGAACGGCTTCACCGACAACGGATTCATCTTAGACCTAGAGGACGGCACTGAGCCTAGAGAGTGCTACTTCTACAAATACTCTCAGTACCAAGCAAATAAGCACAAGTTTGAGGGCTACGAGTACGGCAGCAGAACTCCTATGTGGGAGGTAGAGTTTGGAGGCGTGAAATACAAGATCAACGTAGGGGCTTGGCTCGACGAATATCTCGAAGGTGGCGACCTATACAAGACATTGCTTTATCGTATTCCTCGACGTGCTGCGTCTATTCTGACGACGTTCACGCCGATTGACCAAATGACCGCATTCGTGGCAGATAAGATCAAAGGGAGTCAGGTGGTTAAGACCATCGAGACAGACCCAGAGCTTTTTGACCACAGTATCAACCCCAAGAGCGGGGAGCCGAATGAGCCTACCACCGTCGAGTGGGTTAGGGAGAAGCGGAACTCGGACAGACCAAGGGCGGGTGTTGGGATGGTATTCTTTCCATCTAAGCATAACCCTTGGTCTGGTTACGAGAACATGCTGACGCTCCATAGGCACAAGTCCCTAGAGGAACGCCTAGTTCGCTTTCATGGAATCCCGTCGAATGTCATCACTGGACTGTTCCCCTTGTTTTCCACGGGTGCAAATGTTGTGTCAGATGAGGACTTCCCCGATATATCAGACTCATCGAAGTACACGGTTTGGCACATTGACGACCACGCATCTGCTCGTAACCACTTCATGCTATGGGGTGCTGTAGACAAGAATGGCGAGATCTGGATTCGTCGGGAGTGGCCTGACCGTGAAACATACGGCGAATGGGCATTATTTGGCGCAGGGCAGAACGGCGGTAAGAACGTGAAGTGGCGACCAGGGCCAGCTACTCCGAAGATTGGGCATAACGTACAAGGCTATGTTGACCTATTCCACGAAATAGAAGACGAGCTTAATCTAAAGCCATTTGAGCGAGTGGGAGACTCCAGAGCTTTTGCGAACGAGAATGACGACAATGTAGACCGATTTCAGCTATACGCCGACAAGGGTGTGTACTTTGTTCCGTCTGACGGCAGAACCGAGGGCTTTGGCCTAAGTCAACTAGATGATTGGTTTCACTACAACGTAAATGCTGACATCGACGTGGATAATCATCCGAGGCTCCACATCCACGAAAGCTGTGGGAATCTGATTGAGTCGCTACTAAATTACAACTCTTTACCAGCAAAGGCTGACGAGGCACTGAAAGACCCTATTGACTGCCTTCGCTATTTCCGAACCACGAATGGAGGAGAAGGGCCAGAGCACTATGACAAGACAGCATTTATATCAACATCAACAGTCGGAGGCTATTAAATATGCAATGTAAAACACTAGCAGAGGAGTATGGCGTAACAGCCATGAGCATCGGACGGCTACGAAAGCAGTTCGCACCTGACGAGTCGGGAGACTTATCAGCAGAATCAGAGGAGTTTATCCGAGCATACTTCACGGAACTTGAGTCTGACGAAGTTGTAAAGGAGATTGAGGAGGCAGTTAAGCCCCAGTTCGTAGATTCCATTTGCAGCTACACGCAAGAGGGACGGCACGAAGTTGAGTGCAAAATCCGAAACGAAGACGGAATAGACACCGTTCGGGCATTGATTCCTTTTACAAAGAACGTCTCAACCTACCAAGGGCAACCAATGCGCTTGGAAGTCATTGAGTATGACGGAGTTAAATACTATCGACACGCATCACTAGCAGGAATGGCTTGGAGTGCCACACGACTATGAGCGAATGGGGAGGAGAGTTAGACTACGTGGATGACTCAGAGTTTCGCCAAAAGAGCTTTGAGGCATGGCTAGACTGGGAGTTCCTGCAACGTAGTGTCGCCAAGTATCAGTCCGAGTGCGCTCCATCCGAGATGGGTCGTCTGTGCGGGAAGAAGACTGTCGCCTCAAGGCAGATCGTCCACCGCGCACTTGAACATGCTAGATGTTGTAACGCTTAACGTATAATGACCACAATGGAAGACGAATATCTTGAAGACTTGGCATACGTTCCCAAGGAACCAAATGTCCACAACTTGAACGAAGTCTACCGCAAGGATTTGTCAGACCACTCTGGCTATGCAGATCAGTGCGCAGACTCCTACAATCAGCGGCGCATGTGGTGGCCTGGCAAGACGCTTGACCAGAAGAAGCATCAGCTAGACGCTAAGCCGTGGCCCATGGCATCGGATCAGGAAGTTCCTGTCATTGATCCACGCATTAACACTTTGGTAGCCCTCATCATGAACGCCATCCGTGACGGCAATATCACAGCCGCGCCAGTGAACGGCGACGATGTTGAGCGTGCTGCCAGCACTACTGTGTTCATTCGATGGATGCTGGATAGCTGGATACCGAACTCTTACGATCAGATTGAACTAAGTCTGAATGACATGTTTGAGAAGGGCATCGCAGCTACTTGGGTAGGATGGGAGAAGCGACTACGCACTCACCTACAAGAAGTAGACCTAGAAGAGATTGCCGAGCAGTCGCCAGAGATGGTTGAGCTACTAGCAGACGAGGAGCGCGTAGAAGAGGCACTTGAGATGCTTCAAGAGGTGTTCGACGGTGTGAACCCTAAACGTGCTAAGAAGGCACTAAAGCAGCTACGCGAGAACGGTGTGGCAGAGATTCCAGTAATCAAGGGCGACATTGACCGTCCAGTGATTTCGGCTAAATGCCCACGCGCAGACATTATTTATCCGTCCTACACAATGGACGCAAAGCGGGTAGATCGAGTCCATATTCGCCACTTCATGTCCATCCAAGACCTAAGAGCATCCGTGCATTCTGAGGGGTGGGACGAAGATTGGGTAGATGAGATTATCGAGAACCACATGGGCATGACCCAGCAGGAGCTAGATGGGCCTTACGGCAATCGTAATGCGTTCCTAGCCAACCAATCAGCCACACTGTTCAACCTTGGCAATCGTGACGCAGAAGACCTTGTTGAGATTGTTCGCACCTTCCAGCGACTTGTTGACGAGGAAGATGGAGCCGAAGGTTACTATCAGACTGTGTGGGCACCGAGCCAAGCGGAGGGCGACGAGGACAGCATTGGTTTCGGTTTATTTGAGCTGCTGAACGGATACGACGAATTTCCGATTGCGCTTACTACGATGTCACGCGACTCCAAGCGTATCTACGACCAACGCAACGTCTCTGACTTGCTCCGTGGAAACCAGCGTCAAGCTAAGGTCACTCGCGATGCCTATGTAGACCAACTCTCAATTATGATGAACCCGCCCCGCACTCACCCTGCTGGGCGTCCTGCTTCCACATGGGGGGCTGGTGCAGACTTTGCGACACGTCGTGGCGAGGAAGGGCTGTATAAGACTCTTGAGGTTCCCAACACTTTGCGTGAAGGCACAGCACTTGAGGAGTTCCTGACCGACGAAGCGGACTTTATCATGGGACTCAAGGAAGGCTCGCCAATGGCGTTGCAGCGTCAGCAGTATTACGTCAACCGCGCACTCATCCACGTAGCTGAGATTGCTCGCCTAGCTTATAAGGCTTATCAGAAGTTCTACGATGGTGAGGATATTCACTTCCGAGTAACCAATAGCCCAGACCCACAGGTATTTAACCAAGGGCCAGAGGACGAGGAGCTAGACATTAAGTTCTTCTACGATGTTCGCACCCAAGACCGTGAATACGTCAACGAGACTGTTGAGACGCTAATCAAGCTTCCTCAAGCAGACCCTACGGGAACAATTGATCCAGCCGAGGTTATCCGTGTGGCAACGCACCTGGCAGCACCTCAGTTCGCATCTCGTATCCTCCGTAGCTCTGAGGCATCACGCGCAGACATTCTCAATAAGGTCAGTAAGGACTTGGCTATTATCGACTCTGGACAGTCAGTGGGCGCACAGCCTAATGGTGGTCAGATTGCACTAGAATACATCAACAACGTATATCTACAGCAGGAGGACGTTCAAGCCAAGCTTCAAGCTAATCCGCTCTTTGCCGAGCGTCTATCTACATACATGCAGCAATACCAATTCCAAGCGCAGCAGGAGCAGAACGCTCAGACTGGACGCATCGGAACACCGCCAACCGACCTACAGGGGATAAATACAATTGGATAATCTACCAACATACGAAGAAGCACTAGTTCACTTTCAAGCGCAAGGCCCGATGTGGACTGCCCTCTGCGACGGGATTCGTGCTAGGCGAGAGGACAAGTATGCAGACCTAAAGCGGAATGCACAGACTCCAAACTGCAACCAGAAGGCAGATGACAAGGTTATCGGTGCTATGCTGGAATGCGACGATATTCTGTATGAGTTTGAGACAGAGTGGGAACTAGAAGACTGAGTGTAACGCCTTCGGTATAATGATGCCATCGACACTTCTCACGTTACGAGATGCTTAAATTATGGCTAAAGATAAATCCGACGGTAACTCTGACACCGCACTCAAGTCAGAAGAGGGAGAGTTTGACGAAATTGCCTTTGAACGGCAGTTAGCACAATCCGACCCGACACTAATCAATTCCGAAGAAGCTCCAGCGGATCTTTCTGACGAACCTGAACCAGAGGAGGAGGCTGAAGCTGAAGAAGCAGAAGTCGAACCCGAAGAGGAAGAGGGCGAGGAAGAAGAAGCCGAGGAGGTTGAAGAGGAAGAGGAAAGTGATGACGTTCTTTCTCAGATTGATTTCGACGCATTGACGGACGAGCAGAAGCAATCAATTGCTGAAGCAGTCGGCAGTGGTGCTGGAAAAGAACTTGGTAAACTACGCAGAGAGGGAAGAGAGAAGGATGACAAAATCGAATCGTTGCAAAAGCAGCTTGACGATGGACTATCCCAGATGCTTCCGTCCAACAACCCACACAGTGAAATCCATACAATGGAAGAACTCCAAGAGAAGGAAACTTCTTTAGAGGGTAATTACCGCTACATGGACAAACTGCTACGAGGCACGGAGGAGTATTTCGATATTCCGATGGTCGGTGGCGGCACAGAGGAGTGGGACAGAGCGAAAGTGGGTCAGTGGAAAGATTACTACGAGACTCAAATCCGAGCAATTCCAGCGCAGCGTAAAGCGATTAAGGAGCTAGAGAGTATCCAAGGACTCACGAACAAGGAGCTAGAGAAGGCGAAAGCCGAGGTTAAGTTCCTTGAAGATGAAGAGTCTAGTCAGTTCAAGGAGTGGAAAAAGCTCACGAACGACGCAGATTTCGCTCTAATGGCACGTGCGTTCCCAGCATTGGGAGCAAAGCTAGCCAGAGCCTTAGCGCATTCCGTAGCCTTCAAGTCCAAGAAACCAGTTAGCAAGATTAAGCTTCCCCGAAAAAAGGCGAAGCCAATCAACGGCACAACTAGTGGAGCTGCATCTTCTAAGCCCAATCGTGGGAAGAAGAAGGTCAGCGACTCAGCGCGTAAACGCTTTCAATCGGGAGATTACACCGAAGAGGATATCATGGCCTCCCTTAACATCTCATAAAGACTAAAACCAATATAACTATTACATCAAATGGCAGCATCAAATACATTCGACACTACTAATCTTGGTAGTGCAGTATCCAACACCGAGGAATTGACTCGCGGGGCATATCTCATTAGCCCTTCCAATTCTCCGTTCTATTCTAACACGAACAAGAGCAAAGCTTCTAGCATCATGCCAGAGTGGACTCTTGACGACCTGGACGATCCAGACAACACACCAATTGCTGAGGGCGCAGATGCCGTCGCATTTGATGACGAGTTCAAGGATCAAGCGCGTGTATTCAATTACATCCAGACTCTCCAACGTAACCCGAAGGTTACTGATGACCAAGAGCTTGTGGACAACGCTGCTGGCGTAAACTACGCTGGCGCAGTAATGAAGGCACTCAAGGAGCTTAACCGTGACACTGAGAAGGCATTGCTTTCTGCTAATGCTCGCGGCATCTCTGGTTCGGTTCGCACCTCCGCTGGTCTTGCAGATCAACTTAGCGGTGCATCTGGCATCTTCCCAGCAGAGTACGAAACTCCAGCAGCTCAGGTTGTTACTGGTGGTTCCGCTCCTACGGAAGCAAATGTTGACACCGTTCTCCAGTCGATGTTCGACGAGTCTGGTGAAGATTCTAGCGTCCGCATCTACGGTGGTTCTGGCTGGATTCAAGCATTCGCTAACAACACAATGCGCCTCACAAGTGCTACTGACAACTACCGCACTCAAGTTAACTTGAACGGCGAGAAGGGTGTCATTAAGAACAAGATTCGCATCTACGAAGGTCAGTTCGGTACTGCCGAGGTCGTGAACCTCAACAGCAAGACCCTCACTGATACAACTAACAAGGACA